ATGTTGATTTAGAACATCACTTAAAAGATTGGAGTACATATCACAAGGCGATGGCAGTAATGTTTAGGCCAATAAAAGAAAAGCACAAAGACAAGTATTCTATTATAGACTATGAGCCAAATGAAGATATGCAGGACTTAATGAAGTTTGCGCCTTTAGATGTTGCAATAAGTGCAAGTGTTTTTTTTTGGAGTTTAGGAAGCGAATTGTTACAAGCTACTCTAACTTATTTGAAGAACGAACTGATGAAGACGAAGGATTTAACGAATTTTCGGAAAGAGTTCAGTTTGGCAAACAATGGGGATTCTATTCAAGTATTTATGGACTCTCTGGCAACGACCTTACAAAATTTGACACAGTTACAAAATACGGACTTACTAAATGTCTCACATATTTATCTTTCGTCAAACAAAAAAACGAAATTGAAAGCCGTGAACTAAAAAGACAAATGAAATAATTATGAACTACTTCGATATAATAGACAAACTAAAAACACACTTTGACAACGATGAACTAATAAAAACCGTTACACAAGGCGATATTTTTGACGTGGATTTAAACAAGCAAACAATATTTCCTTTAGTTCACTTGATCGTAAATCAAGCCACGTTTGAAGAAAACGTAATAAGATACAATATCAGTATTCTTGCTATGGATATCACAGACATATCAAAAGACGAAACAACAAATAAATTTGATGGCAACGACAATGAACTATATGTATTGAATACTATGATGGCAGTATTAAATAGAGTGTATGAGTTGTTAAGAAGAGGCACACTTTACACAGATGCCTTTCAAGTAGATGGCAATCCAACGGCAGAATTTTTTACAGAAAGGTTTGAGAATAAACTTGCAGGTGCAACATTAACCTGTGATATTTTAATCGGCAATTCAATGACTATATGTTAGAAAACGTTCAAGACATATTAGACGATTTTAAATCGAATGTAATTCGTGAAGCAAAAAAGAATTTGGCTTCTCAAAGCACGACTGGTAAGTTGCGAGATAGTTTAAAAGGATATGTTAAAGAATCTAAAAATAGTATTCAAGTAAGTTTTGAAATGGAAGAATACGGCTTCTTTCAAGACAGAGGAGTTAAAGGTAAGAAAAGTGGTAAAAGTTTAGATGGCTACAAATACACGAATAAAATGCCACCAGCAAAAGCCTTTGATAAATGGAGTGTAAGAAAAGGAATAGCACCACGAGATAAAAACGGAAAATTTATAAAACGTAAATCTTTAAACTTTTTAATAGCACGAAGTATATTCAACAAAGGTATTAAGCCAAGTTTATTTTTTACTAAACCATTTGAAAAATACTATAATAGATTACCAAAAGAACTTACTGAAAAGTATGCACTTGATATGGTAAACTTATTCAATACGATCACTGACGAAAACTTTAAACAACTAAAATGAAATTATCAAGAAGTCCATACATTATAGAAGTAGACAATGCTACACAAACAGGAAGCAAAATAGAATTATATTTGTGGAATACAGGAAGCCAACCAGCAAGTCCACAATACACACTATCTAAATTAATTCCTGCGTCTAACAACACTAAAACATTTTACAATCTTTCGCCTTATGTTAGGGAATACTACAATTTTACAACGTGGCAAAATTTGTACAATACTTATGATGCCGACATAAACACAAATTACAAAGTGAATTATCACGTTGACGTTTATAATCTAATCGGTGGCACTTATGTATTAGATACTTCGGCAAATGAAACAGACGAATTTATGGATGGCTTTGCGTATTATAGTGATGGATACAATGCAGTTAGTTCTACGGTACTTTTAACAGAGGGAACGTATTTTTACAATTATGATGGCAGTTTGTTTTCCACAACACCTATTAATATGGCTGGGAGTTTTGATGTTACAATGGAAATAGCAGATGCTATAAGATACACAAACACCTATACAGGAGCAACACATACGGTAACGGCTACAACGGCAGGAATGAAAACATTTTCACGAGTGTATTTGCCTTATTTACAAGATGGAAACAAAGTAGAATGGTTAATAGGTGGGAGTGGTGTAAGGTGGACAGGTTATTTTGTGCCACAATGTGAGCCAAAGTATTCGCCTGTAGCAGTAGACTTTTTAAATCGTTACGGAAGTTGGGCAAGAATATTCTTCCAAAAAGTAAAGAAAAGAAAAATCAGCGTACAAACGAATGAATATAAATTCAATCCAAGTGTACTGCCATTTTTTCCAACTAACGAGGGACAGATAAAAGAATTTAATATTAATGCAACAGAATCAATAAAACTTAATACAGGATGGGTAAATGATTTGTATGGAGAATACATCCAAGAAATGATGTTAAGCGAAAAGATACATTTGTTAGACCCAGAATATAACACAGACTATTTACCTGTAAAAGTTAAAACAAAATCTTTAGAGAAACAAGTAGGCATAAACAACGGAATGATTAACTACGAATTGGAGTTTGATTTTGCTTACGATCTAATTAGTACGGTTGTATAATGAGAACAGTACAAGTATACATAGAGGGACAAAGACTTGATTTATTCAAAGACGAAATAATAAGCGTTACAAGTAAGCAGCAAGATATCCAAGATATTAGCAAAGTATTTACTGACTATTCACAAAGCTTTAGTGTTCCGAGTTCAATTAAAAACGATGCTATATTTGAACACTTCTATCAGAACGATGTAAATAGCACGATAGACCACAACATCAGAAGAGATGCTTACATTGAAATAGACTTAACAACATTTAGGCGTGGAAAAATAAGTCTTGAAAAATCGGAAGTAAAAAACAATCAAGCGTATTCGTATCAAATTACTTTCTATGGAGATATTACAAGTTTAAAAGACAAGTTTTCAGACGATAAGATTCAAGACTTAACACTTCTTAACATATATGCACACGACTACACGGCAACAGAAATAGAAAACAGGGTTACAGATGGTGCTACAAATTACGTTGTGCGTTATCCACTAATCACAAGAAGATATTTGACATATGACGATGGTGGAGTTAATGACATTAACACGAATACAGGTGCTATTGCATATAATGAATTATTTCCAGCAATAAGATTAGCTGCAATATTTGGTGCTATGCAAGGGAAATACGGAGTAACATTTGATGGAACTTTCTTAACAGATAAAAGGTTTCAAAATTGTTTCTTGTATTGCCAAAATGCAAACGACTTTCAATTCTTTACAACAACAGAAGATGTAGATTTTACAAGTGGTGGAGAAGATGCAAGTAATCCAAGTTCAGCAGTTTATCAAGACTATTTTGATTTAGCAGAAGAAACACTTACAATACAACCTGTTAATTACGTTGATGCTTTTGGAGTGACACCAAGTAGTGATTTTTGGGAAGATGCAACAAAGCATAGAGTATTTGTGTCAGCAAGTTGCACCAGTGCAACGGCAATTTATTACATTGATGTTTTTATTAATGGTGTATTAAGTATTACAATAGATGGACAATTTGCCATATTTCAACAAGCGTATGTAAGACGTAACGATAATATTAATACACAAGATGTATTGCACTTTAGAGTTCGTGCAACAGAAAGTACAACGGTTAATATTTCTGTTAGGTATGAACAATTACAATCAGACCCTTCTTATTTTCCACCTTTAAGAAACATATTTTTTGCGAATAGTTCAATGGCATTAAGTGGAGATATTGACCCTATTGCATACTTGCCAGATATGAAAGTATCAGAGTTTTTTACAGGCGTTTTAAAGGAGTTTAATCTTACTTGCTATGGAATCGCAGAGGGTGTATTTCAAGTTGAGCCGTTGGACGATTGGTATGCCAAAGGTGCAGTTGTAGATATTACAGAATACACGGATATTAAAAGCATAAACATTGACAGAATTAAGCTATTTAACAACATACAATTTAAGTACCAACAAAGTGAAAACATTTTAAATACTCAATTTAGAGATTTATTTGGAAGAGAATATGGAGATTCTCAAGTGGCGTTTGATTATGATGGTGGCGAATATAAAATAGAGCAGCCATTTGAAAATATGCAATTTAATAGGTTTACAAACACGGACTTGCAAGTTGGTTTTACAATAGACAAAGATTTAAATTCTTATGTTCCTAAACCGATGCTATTGTATATGTATGATGAAACAACTACTTCATTTAAATTTAATACAGGAACTGGCATAAATACATTAACAGAGTATATGCCGTTTGGACAAGATGTAAAAGTACTAACTGAAAATTACACACTAAATTTTAATGCAGAAATTAGCACACTTACAGGATTGGTTGAACAAAATACTTTGTTTGCTACATATTATTTTGGATATTTAAGTAATCTATTTAATCTAAAAAACAGAAGAACAACCGTAAAAACGAATCTGCCTGTAAGTCTATTAACTGAATTACGTTTAAATGACAGGTTAGTAATTAGGGACAAGCGATACATTATAGAATCAATGAAATCTAATCTTAATAATGGCGATGTAGATTTAGTTTTGATTAATGACTTTAGACCTTTACTTGCAGATGGTGGGACTGGCTTACCAAATGAGCCATTACTTCCAGACTTTCAAAATCAATGTTTAGATGTTAGAATCTTATTTCCTAACGGAGTAGTACAAGCAGATGTAACTTGCAGTAATCCAAGCGTAACAATAACGCCAAGCACTTTAACAAGCGAGGGTACGGTTGAGGTTTGTATACCAGACAATCCAACATCTACAACGGTACTAAAAACTGAAGACAATTTAGACTACATAAACACGGAAGACCTTGCAGATAGAGTAAGAACAGAAGAGGGAACTATTGAACTATACACTTTACTTGTTACTTATACATTCAGTAACGGAACACAAACAAGCAATCAAATATTTATCCAACAACAACCGTAATGATTAAGAACATAGTAGACTTATTGGCAATAGACGATTTTTATAACGGCAGCTACAATGTACAGGTGGCGAAAGGTTTATATAGTTATGAAACAGGAGTGAAAGGAATTTATAAGCAAACGAAAAGAATGAACTTGTTAAAAACACGAAATAAAGAAACACTCAAATGGCTGAAAAAAGAACTATAAACATAGACATCAAAAACAATGCTGATAAAACGGCAAAAGATTTTGACACGTTAAATAAATCAATAGACAATACAACCAAAAGCACAAAGAATTTAAATTCAACTTTTGAAGAAGTTTATGGGGAATTGCAGCCACTTACTACAAGAATGGGCGAAGCAGAAGATAGACTTTACGAATTAAGTTTAGCAGGAGATACGGCTTCAAAAGAATATCAAGAACTATTAACTAAAGTAGGAGAATATCGTAAAGTTCAAATACAAACGGATTTAGCAGTAGATGGTGCAGCCACTACAATGACGCAAAAATTAGGTGGTGCTTTGACAGGTGCTACAAGTGGATTTGCAGCTACACAAGGCGCGATGGCTTTATTTGGAAGTGAAAACCAAGCACTTGAAGAATCACTTTTAAAAGTTCAATCTGCATTAGCTATACAACAAGGAGTACAAGGTTTAAGTGTAGCATATAAAGAATTATCAATAGGTACAAAAATAGCAGCAGCAAGACAATATATTTACACTACGGCAGTAGGCACAAGTACTGGTGCTATGAAGTTGTTTAGAATAGCGATGATTAGTACAGGAGTCGGTGCGCTGGTTGTAGGTTTAGGCTTACTAATAGCAAACTTTGACAAAGTAAAAAAGGCAGTTACCAATGCAATATCAAACTTTGATAAGTTAGGCCCAGCAATGAAGATTATTTTATTTCCGATAACTTCAATTGTTGAGGGTTTTAAATTAATGAAAAAAGGTTTAGTTGCTTTTGGCATTATAGCCAGTGATGAAGAAAACCAAGCAGAAAAACGAGCAGCAGCCTCAAAAAAGCGTTTTGATGAAGAAAATGTAAGAATACAAAAAGCTAAAGAGAATTTAGAGAAAAGAGCAGAACAAGAAAAGGCATTTACACAAGTATATTTAGGCGAGTTAGCATTAAGAAGGCGTAAGGCAATACAAAACGGCGAAGATGTTCAAGCCATAGACGATGAAATACTACAAGGTAAAATTGCTGGAATTGAGAAAGACAAGAAAGCATTTTTAGATGGTAGAAAACTTGAAGCAGACAGATTAGATAATCTTCTGACTAAATTTACAAAGCATAGCGCTAACTATAATTGGCAAAAAAAATACAATGCAGATTTTCGTAAGAGAATAGCCAACGAAGAGTATGATGAGGTTACAGCATTTAACCAACAAATAGAGAATTTAAGATTAGATGACGTAGACAAAGACAATGATGCTTTAAAGACAAAAAACGATAATTATAGAAACTATGCAGCAGAAAGATTAAGCATAGCAAGAAAGATTGAAGATATTGAAAATTCACTTCTTACGGATGGCGTAGAAAAAGAACTTGAAATAAATCGCGACAAGTTTAGAAGACTTCGTGAAGATGTAAAAGGAAATAGAGAAGAACGAAAAATTTTAACCGACTTATACAATCAGCAAGAAGCACAAGCCGAAGCAAAAATAATTGCAGACAATCAAAAAAGACGTGAAGATGCTTTTGAAACAGAAAGAAGCGAAAGAGTAGAATTATTAAACTTTGTAGACGAATTAAACACGAAAGAAGTAGAATCTGAAAAGGCAAAGAATATTGCCATAATAGAATCAAGTAAAGCAGCAGCAGCCAAACAAAAAGAAATAGACGAAAAAGCCAAAGCAGATGCACAGGCAATACAAGATTTTAAATTTGATATTGCTTCACAAGGTTTACAAACTATAAGCAACCTATCAGAATTATTTGCTGGTAAAAGCGAAAAGGCAGCTAAAAGGGCTTTTCAAGTTCAAAAGGCAGTTAGTATAGCACAAGCAACAATAGACACTTATAAAAGTGCCAACGCAATATTTGCAAGTACGGCAGCAAATCCAATTACGGTATTAAATCCATCTGCACCATTTATAGCAGCAGGAGTTGCAGTTGCAGCAGGATTGGTAAACGTGGCAACAATAGCAAGTCAACAATTTCAAGGTGGTGGAAGTAATGGAGGTGGTGGATCAGAATCTGCACCAGATTTAGGTGGAGGTGCAGCGCCACAATTTAACGTTGTTGGAGATAGTGGAATAAATCAAATAGCACAATTACAACAACAACCTGTACAAGCCTTTGTAGTGAGTGGAGAAGTAACTACAAGCCAAGCACTTGACAGAAATAGAGTACAAAATGCAACACTATAAACAAATAAAAGTTATTATAATATGAAGATAGTTGAACTTATAATCGATCCAAACGATGAACAAAGTGGAATAGACGCAATTTCACTTGTTGCAGACCCTGCCATACAAAGTGGGTTTATTGCACTTTCTAAACAAAAACACGAACTATACTTAAAAGAGATTAACGCAGAAAAGAAAATCTTAATGGGCGCTGCACTTATTCCAGATAAAAGTATTTACAGAAGAAACGACAAAGGCGATGAGTACTATATTTACTTTTCTAAAAACACAGTACGCCAGGCTTCAGAATTATTCTTTAAAAAATCGAATCATAAAAACGCAACCTTTGAACACGAAAACAAAATTGATGGCGTTACAATCGTTGAAAGTTGGATCGTAGAAGATAGCAAAAAAGACAAAACGGCTTTATACGGCTTGGATGTACCTGTTGGAACTTGGATGGTATCGGCAAAGATAGACGATCAAGAACTATACGACAAAGCAAAATCTGGCGAAATAAAAGGATTTAGTATTGAGGGTTACTTTGCAGACAGATACGATATGAGTAAAGACGATAAAAAAACGGAAACAATAAACAAACTAAAAGACCTATTGAAATGAGTAAAAAGAAAGTAGAAAGGCCACAAGCACAAAGCAGTCCTAAAAACTCACGTAAAGCTTGTTTATGTGAAGACAATACATACTCAACAAAGTGTTGTAAAGGCACTATAAGGAATCAAGGAATAGGCAACATATAAACCAAAAATGCAACAAACAATTTAAAATAAAGTTAATATAGTATGGAACGACTAAATAAGATTTTTGCTGACTGGGCAAAAGATGACAAAAAAACGGAGTTAGCTTCTGAAAAAATTGAACTTGGTTTAGTTCAAGATATTCAAAAAACGATAGATAACGCCAAACAAAAAATTAAAGACGTTGCTGCTGCACAAAAAAGATATGATGCAGCATTAAAAGAAGTTGAAAGTGCAGAAAGTAAAGCACTTGATGTAAGAGAAGAGGGTGTAGATGTTTTTCAAAGAGGTGGTGCAATAAGAGAAGATGCTATGGATGCAGCAAAAGATTTAGGTTTAGACGCAAAAGGAATTAAAGGTTTTGGCGAATTAGATAAAATACTTGATGTTCTAAACAAAGACTATCAAAATTTATTAAGAAGTATTAAATAAACACGAATAATTAAATAAGCTATGAACAATAAAGCAATACTAAACAAAGTAAGAGAACTTTTAGGAATGGAAGTTAAACTTGAACAACGCAAATTAGAAGATGGTGTAACAATCATTGAAGCAGATGAATTTGCACCAGAAAACGAAGTCGTTATAATCACAGAAGACGAACAAAGAATTCCACTTCCTATTGGAGAATACAAAATGGATGACGGAATGATTTTAGTTGTTACAGAAGAGGGTTTAATTGCAGAAATTAAAGAAGAAGCAGCCGAAGAAGAAGAAGAAGTAATTGAAGAAGAAGCTAAAAAAGATTACGATGAAAAAGAAGAAGAAATGGCAGACGAAGCAAAGCCTGTTAAAAAAGTAGTTGAGTCAATCGTTAAAGAAACTTTCTTTAATGAAATCGAAACTTTGAAAAAAGAAAACGAAGAACTCAAAGCAAAACTTCAAAACCTTTCTAAAGTAGAAACTACTGAAGAAACAGAAGAAGTTGTTGAGGACGAAAAAACGGAACTTTCTACGGAAGAACTTGATCCAGCAGTTAAGCCAATTTCTTTTAATCCAGAAAACAAGGAAGTAAGAGAAAAAATGTTATACGCACAAAACAGACAAGAAACTACTTTAGATAGAATCTATAAAAAATTAAATAAATAATAATTAATAATTAAAACCTAAAAATTAT